CTATGGCTATATGATTGTAGAAACAACAGGAAGTACGATGCCAAACATTCAAAGCGCGATACCGATGCCAAAACATGACATAACATGGGGGTCATTTCTGGACGTTCTTGAATGGTTATCACAGAATAACGTGATTGATTTGAAGAAGATTGTAAACTAATAAGATAGGTACGTATTATTTTTGTTAAAAAATTGAACAAACACTCATCAATAAAAAAAATCAACCTCGCGCATTCCATGTCGACCCACAACTACAACACTCGCCTCCAAGCCAAGAAGAGCTCTTCCGCCAAGAAGGCGGAACTCTACCAGCATGTAGACGTGGAAGAAGATTACTTCTATGATGCGCTCGCGTACTACGACGATGAACTGAAGCACTCTCAAGATGTGGACCATCCTCGTCAAGCGAATCCGACGCTCAGAGTGGAACGCTACACTACACTTGCGAGCCTCTTTGGATTCTACTTGACGAACATCAATCGTGTAAAACGATGGGGTCCCAATACGCAGAGTCGACTGCTTGATCAAATCGAATCCTTGTTGAACAAGCAGATTCCGAAACGATTGAAGGAGTTGGAAGAACTGTTGGCTCTCTCGACAAAAGAGGAGGTACAACAGTACGAGTTGAAGAGACTCGTGAAAGTGCTGGAAGTACTACAGAGAAAAATGTTAAACTAAAATGTTAAACTAAAAACAAAAAGGGCAGGTGGCGACCGCCTATTTTTGTTTAAAAAAATTGAAACTTCTCGATGTTAGATAAAAACCAACATGAATCTCTGTAGTTCATCTCCAAAATCCATGACCAACGATGTTCTTTATTGCTGGGGAGATGCGGACCCTAGACTAGTCGGTTCTCATCCAAGTGTGATTCCAGCGCCCAAAACAGTGACTCAACGTGAATGTCCGCCACCTCCAAAGGCAACATATTGTAGCAATTATACATGGGAGAATGCTGATCCCAGACAAGTAATGCCTTCTCTTCCATCTCTTCCTAAATTCGTTCGAAAATGGAGTCATGCATATGATAACGAACGTCCGCATCGTATTCCAAATCTTCCTTCTAACTATGAATCATCGCAAATTCACAAGGAATGTCTTCCTTCGACAAGCAAGTTTGTTCGCATTCGAGGAGGATATTGGTGGCTTGCTGCGCAAGTCAAATTGGAAGACAATATTATGAAAGGAAACCTGGTCCCTCAAATTGGTACCTTTTACTGCTTCTTGGAAGAAGACCAAGATATACGAGCGACTACCTTTAGTGAATTCCATTCAGACAATGATGGACAAGAAGTAACCATTCGACACGGCAATGTGTTCAGTTATGATTCGGATACAGGGTATCATTGGATTATGAAGTCAGTAGTATTTCCAAAAGGGCATCCTGACAAAGACGTAGCACCTTACAAAATGGTATACATGGATTAATTAAATTTGAATTCATCTATGTTGAAAATGAAAGGCATAATCATGCCACTCACCCGACTCCAAGCAAAGAAGATTGAAGAAGCAAAGAAGCGCGAAGAAGAAGAAAAACAGCGTAAAACGGAAGAGCAAGTTAGAGCAGGTCAAGGATGTATTATTGTATAAAAAATATGAAAAAAAGCCAGGCGTGGCGTTTTTTCATATAGATTGTGAAAAAATTGAAATCATGAAATCGTGAAACGTAATGGTAAACATGACATCCGCATTTCAATCTCGCGAGCGTATCCGCTTCAAACAACAGATCGAAGAAGATTTGTATCATATTCATGATATGGGACTCGCCATTCGACGTTCTAAAACGAAAGATGAAAAACTGTGTTGTATAAAAGTATTCTTTGAATACATCAAGAATAATCCATTGCTTCTTACGCATCATGTTGGATTTCGTGTGTTTATTATGAAACGAATCAAAGAAGAGAAAATTAAAATGAGGATAGAGCGTGTTCTTGCCCATCAGTCGTATCACAAAAAACGTCCAAGCCAGCGCAGCCATTATGAAGCCGAACTAAGTCGATATGTCCAACCGATCGAGAAAGTGCTACATGAATTAGAAATGATTATCAAGATGATTCAATAAAATGAAAAATAAGTGGTATAAGTAGAAGTCTCGCCACTCATTTTTCGTAAATTTGAATCTATTATACTAGGTAACCAAAAGATACAAATCATGTTACAAAATACACCTCAAGTGCCAATTCATACGATTCGTATTGTTATTCCTCCTAATACCATTCCAGAGTATCGCCCACAGCCTGTGACACCTAGAAGTACACATGTTCCATCACAATCATCAGGAGGATGCTTATGCGGAACTATAAAAATTCTAGGAGGCTGTATTTCCTATCCATTTGTATGTGTGGGTAGTTGTATTGCTGGAACCGCATATACATTGTATCATATGGCGTGTTGTAATATTAATCAAAAAGAAATATTGAATCGTCGTGATACGTTTTGTACATGCTGTGGCTTTGGTACAGCGTGTGTGAATAGTTGTACTTGGATCGAATATGGTATTCAAGATATGACTCGTCCTAAACCGCATGTTCAACAAGACATGGTTCGCTAAATAAAATTGAAACCTTTCTATTTTTATAGAGCAAACCAACTCCAAGAAATCCAAATGTCACGGCAAATCTTCCCAACGAACAAGAACATTCTTTCCAAAAAAGTCGTTGATCACCTTGGAAGTGGATGGTGGGCACGTCAACCAAGTGAAACCTGGTGGAGCCGAATCGAAGAACAAGAAGAACCAACCGCGCAGATTGGCGACACCTTTCTAGTTCGCCGTGATATAAATGAACATGAAGTATCGTTAGGAGATGGAACAGAACGCGTACTTCGTCCAGGAGCGAAGATATGGAACAACCACCCCTTTGTAGAAGGTACGTACAAAGTGATTCGTGTCGTAACAGAATATGGCTCGACACGAATTGATGACGAAATGAAGTGGTGTCGTTATACCGTTTCGTATGTCGAGGGAGAAGAAACTCCCTATCCCTTCAAGTATGACCGCTACGCAGAGCATGAAGAGATGGTAGAACGAATGCATCAAGACATAATACGAATGTATGGAAAAAAAGAATAAAAAATATTAAAAAAGAATAAAAAAATATTTTTCAATGGAAAAAAGGGTAAATTTGACATACCACAACAAAAAGAATGAGATACATCCTCTATGTTTCAACTACCGATTGTAACCTATCCCACTCGTACCTTTCGTATTGATACATCGCAACAATATCCCGAACGTGCGTTTCAATCTCTTACTAAACAACATGTTCCTCGCCCAAGAGTCTATGGAGGTATTCTTCATACAAATGAAACCGATCCTGAAAAAGTGAGATATTTGCTTGTTCAGGGTCGATATTCTGGAAAATGGTCGTTTCCAAAGGGGCATTCCTATACAGGAGAAGAACCACTTGTATGCGCACGTCGAGAGATTATGGAAGAAACGGGTCTGGCTCACCTTCCAGATCCGATTGAATATATACGATTGGGATATGGTAATTATTATGTATTTGTATGTCCGTTTATGTTTATTCCTATGCCACAGGACACAGGTGAAATTATGGGAACAGCATGGGTTACATTAAAGGAGATGGGGACACTTCCTTTGAATGTAGATGTAAGTCGATTTCATAAGAAGAAAACACGAATACTAGAAACGCCTGATGTGTCCTTGCCAGTCTCTTAAAATGTAAGGAAAGGTAGTAGGATGTTACATGTCAAGACAGATGAAATCTACGGAAAAAATGACGTTGTGAATTCAAATGATTTACGGAAGCATATTGTTAGTATTGATTCACGATTTCGTAAGACGAGTATCGAGCCACCTACCGATTTTTCATATCATTTCGCACACCCCTATAAGAACGTTATCAAGGCACGTGTCGCGTCTGTAGAAATTCCGAATGGATTTTATCACTTTTCAAGGGTGAAGAAAAATACAATGTTTCGTTTGGATGCGACTGATTATCTAGGAAATCGTCATTTTATCCAGGTCACCATTCCTGATGGAGATTATACACCGTGTGAATTGGTAGAAACCGTTCAGGAGCAATTGAATGCGATTAAGGATACGTATGGACTTTTTTTTCGAATAACCTATAACTCAAGAAGTCGAAAAGTGACATTAACGCATGATGGTTCAGGTCCTCCGCCGTGTCCACCTGGACCGACCCATTGCCCTGTGACGTTTGGTCTTACGTTTGCAATGGTAGGATTAGAAGATCGATATTATGATTTTGGTCTAGGATACAATCTTGGTTTTACGCAACATTTCTATGCGGTCGAGGCGCCCTTTTCGATCACAAGTGAATCACTGGTAACAGTAACACGTGATCAATATTTTCTCTTGGCAATTGATGATTTTTATACAGTAGAACACAAAACGGATGAAACGTATATCCAATGTTTGGCAAAGATCTTGAATAAACAGGATCATAATGGGATTATTTTCGACGATGGATATACAGTACTTTCGAATGATATTATTTTTCCCAGACCGATCGATCTGAAGCAAGTTAAGGTACGTCTGATGGATATGTATGGTCAACCGATCGATCTTCATCATTTAAACTTTTCACTGTCGTTAGAGATCACGGAGGTAATGAATATTCAATTGTATGACAACTATCGAACATACTTATGGAATCAACCAGAACCGAGAGCTACAAAGCAAATAAGCGGATCATCCGCAGGAATTGCTCCGCCTGCGTTAAATTATAACTAATATATCATTTTGTTAAAGAATAACTTTTATATAGATAGATGGCATCAGAACGCACGATTGTCCATTACTCCAAAGATAATCTTTCTAAACTTGCGAATTCTACCTATAGTCAACGAAGACTGCTAACCCAATATGGTAAACCAATGGGGTTTTGGTATGCATACGGAGATGATTGGAAAAATTTTATCAATGCAGGAAAAGTAGGAGATCGTAATGCGTCATGGACTACGTCTCGTTATGAATTCAAACTTCCAGAGACTACATTTATTACAAATGTTGCGGACGCATCACGTGACAAAATATTTGAACTATCTCAATCCAATTTTGATATGTTTATGAAGAAGTACTCAAAAGATAAATATAAAATTTCGAAAAATATGATGTTAGAGACAGCATTTTATAATTTACTAAGTGATGGTGAAAGTGCTGTACTCAATGAAATATCAGATATGAATGAAGATTTTGCTGAATTTTGCGATAGTTTAATGGATGACAATGATCCAAATATTAAAAAAATAATGAAAAAAGTAAAGAGTAAATTTCCAGATGTGCTTTCTGAGTTTTCACCATCGGATGAGGCATTGGCATCCGATCGTATATCAAAGTATAGTTGGATGAACTTCTGGGAGAATGTATCAAACACATTAGGAGGTGTAGAGTTTCATACCGATCTGTTTGAGATTGCTACATGGAATGAGATTGATCTCCCTTGGACAGGTAAGCTTGATATTCGTTCTGGTATTATCTTTCATCCAGATACGTTTCGTAATGGTATTCTAATGGAACAATTGCGGGAACAATTCCCAAAAACGGGAGGTAACAAACGACGCACGATGCGTAAGAAGAGAGAACTTCGAAGAAAGACAATTAAAAGATCATAGACACCTAAAATGGAAACTCGGAGTGAACAAAAAAGTCTGTTCCTTCTATATTATGATACCCAAGAGAACCAAGGAGTTCAAGAAGAGAAGAAGAAGACACATTAAAATTCTTTTCAGACAATCCATACAATTCGGCTTGAATAAGTGGTTTCCATGTTGTAATTAACTGAAGGGCGCTTCGAATGACAAAAACTTCTGCGCCTTCGGTATCAATCTTGATAAAATCAACTTCACGTAACCCTTCTTCATCCAAAATCTTGGTGGCAACCGTACCAGTTGTATCTTCTTTAAAGAAAATACAACCTGTATTATCCGCATTATGAAAAGTAGGAGTTCCTTGTACGCGACGATCAAGAATCGCACAGTTTTCCACACGAACATTGGTCACATCATTATGGACAATATTTTGAACACAAAAATCATAGTTTTCTTTGGTGGGTTCATAACCAATCACGTGTTGAAAGATACGCGAATAGGGTAAGGCAGTTGTACCGATATGAGCACCAACATCGATCATGGTGCGAACTCGTTGAGGATAGGCGCTCACGTACCGTTTTACGATATCAAGATTGGGGCGACTACCATAAGGCTCGGAAGTGCCTTGCGCAATGTTAGTAAGAAAACCTGGGTCGTTTGTAAAATAAGTGAATCCATCCCATGTAGCAGACATTATATAAAGATAAATAGTACCAATCTTTAGATGAGTGAGCCAAAATATACAAAAATGAAACTATGGTTTGACAAGGTATCTGCGTTTCATGAGGGGTACTGCTCAGGAAATGAATGTGAATATGAAGTACAAGAGAAGGCAAAAACGAAAATCATAGATATTCCACTCTATTTATTAGGAAAATATGATGAAGAGGGTGAAATTCCAGTAACCGATGATTTACGAATGGCATATATGTTTAGTTATGATCGCAAACGCACTCACAATGTATTTACATCAGGATGGTGTACAACACCTCCAACCGAAGATGAGCGTCTATTATTTGCAATGAGTCATGAGGAGTGTAATAAGGATGTCTATGTTCTTATGAGGATTGAATTAATTTCCAAGCACCTTCTTGTTGAATGAATTGTTTAAAGTATGATTTCATATAGAAATAAATGAATTTATCATCTGGAATCGCATCCGCATACCAATAGCTAGGAAAAATTCGTCGGACAAAAATCATGGATTCCAATTCATAAATAGGGTCTGATTTCCATTGAATAGTATGAATACTACACCCAGTAGTAAGATGATAGGATGTAGTAATCATACTATCTTCGCTAAAAGATAGAATAATGTTTAATACTTCATAAGGAAATTGCGGAAAAATCAGAGCAAGCGCTGACATGCCTATACATGCTTTATATTAAAGAGCATCTATGATATAATAGTAGTCAATGAAGAAAGTATTAGATGAGCGTGAGAGTTGTGATCTAGAGTGTTTGATAAATAGATCTTTTTCACCCCTTACTACGTACATGTCACGGGATCAATATCAATCCTGTCTTCAAACCATGCGAGTTGATAATCAAGTATTTCCTATACCGATCACATGTTCTGTTCCGAATTATGTGGAGAGAGGTACTACAATTGAATTACATTCTATTACAGGGACAAAATTGGCAGATCTGTTGGTTCAAGAATGTTGGGAGATCGATTTGGATCAAGAGTGTCAGGCAGTATTTGGAACGACTGATTCGAATCATCCATATATTCAATACATGAGATCAAAGACCGATCGGTATTATGTTTTTGGTAAACTCTCTTCTCATGATTATGCGTTTCATCATCTTACATTTGGAAACTATCGACTCACTCCATCAGGAATGCGTTCTAGACAGTACAAACCACTGATTGGATTTCAGACACGTAATCCGCTTCATCGATCGCATATTGAATTGATCAAAAATGCGATTTCAAAGGTTCCAGGCGCGCATGTTCTTCTTCATCCAGTGGAAGGAGTAACACAAGAATGTGATATTCCGTTTCCGATTCGAATGACGTGTTATAAGGAAGTTCTTCGTTATCTTCCAGATGTTACTCTTTCGATTCTTCGTCTAAGTATGAGAATGGCGGGACCAAGAGAGGCGGTATGGCATGCGATCATTCGTCGAAATTATGGATGTACGCATTTTATTGTTGGTCGTGATCATGCGGGTCCATCTTATAAGAAGAAGGATGGGTCGTCATTCTTTGGACCGATGGATGCTCAGAAGTTAGCATTGGAATTACAACCTGAATTGGGGATCGAGATCTTGACAAGTGAAGAGGTTGTCTACTGTGAAGATACGGATTCATATGAAGAAATCAGTCAGGCATCATCGCATGTGGTAAAGAGCATTTCAGGAACGGCATTTCGAACAATGTTAGAGAATGGATCCGAAGTTCCATCATGGTATTCTTATCCGAGTGTAATTGACACGTTACAAAAATATTATAATCAACCACGTGGAATATGCTATTATTTTATGGGATTATCAGGTTCAGGAAAGAGTACACTCGCAGAGATATTGAAGGCGCGTTTAGAGGAAATTACACCTCATCGTCCTGTGACGCTTCTTGATGCGGACATTATTCGAACCCATTTGTCAAAGGGACTAGGATTTTCAAAGGAAGATCGTTCGATGAATGTGCGACGAATTGGATATGTGGCATCCGAGATTGTGAAGCATGGTGGAACGGTGATTGTGGCAAACATTGCACCATATGAAGAGGATCGTCAATTTAATCGAAAGATCATTTCCCAATATGGAAATTATGTTCAGATTTTTGTGAATACGCCGTTAGAGGAGTGTGAGCGCAGAGATGTGAAGGGACTCTACACTGCAGCGCGAGCGGGAATGATCAAACAATTCACGGGAATTAGTGATCCATTTGAAATCCCAACCAATTCAGAGGTCACATTGGAATTAGAGCCAATTGGGTTAATGATATTGACGATGTATGAACGACTAAAAATTAAGTAAAAACAGAATGAACCATTTCGTATCCGAAGGTTGTAAAATCTTTCTCATAAACTTTGTTGATCATTTCTATAGTTTTAAGTGTTAAATTATGTAAACCAACATGTTTTCTACTTTTATTAAAATGTTTATCCAATACAATATTATAGTTATATTTAATCATTAAGTTATTAAAATCTTGTTCAAGATTTTCATAATGTAATATTATAATATCGTAACCATCTTCTAAGTATTTATATTGTTGGGTAAAATGTGCGCCTTCATCCATTACTCCTGCTTCTACTCTAGTTAATTTATATTGAATATACTCATTTATCTCCATTGTTGTATTATCCCAATTATAATGAGAAACAGCACGGTGATATGGATTTCGAACAACAGTAAACCAATCGTATTTATTTTTAATATCAGTTGGCAATGATGAAAAAATACGATGACATTTTAATTCTTTACCATACTCTTTATCAAAAAATCCCCAACAAATATTGGCTTGATATTTTGCTACTTGAGCAATAGATTGACCTCCTGTTTTAGATATATGTATGAACCGCAATGGTTTCATGTACTAATTAATAAAAATAATTTATTATACAAATTATATGTCATGTTTCCATTTATACAACATTTGTTGAGAGAGCTGATGTCCCATTTTTTTTCCAATTTCAATTAATACACTGGGAGGAGAATTGAAATCAAGAGAAGAGATATAAATGTGTCGAAGCATGGTAAGAGTCAATCCTTTTTGAGAAAGTTGAAACAATTGTTCGCCAGCCCATTTGGTAAATCCATTCCGTGTAAAGGGTTCGCCGTGCTTATTAACAAATAAATACTTTCGAGGGGAAGAAGCAAGAGAGAGAACCAGTTGTCGATGAAGCTCATCAGGTAGATCGTGTGAAATTTCCTTGTAGATTTTACTCGTTTTAAAGTCGGTAATGACAAGACGTGATTTGCTCGCATCGTGTAAGATGTAATTGGGTTCGGTAGGTACTTCACCGAAAGGTAGAATCTGTGTGGCAAAGTAATCTGCGCGAACGGGTGGGATATGGGTATAGAATCCAATGAGTAGTTTTTGAATGGATCCGTCTGAAAGTGCGTCGCGCAATTGAATAAGTTCCGCAAGAGTAAGGGTGGATCCAGATTTGAGTGCTTGTCCAGGAGAGGGCTGTTGTTCCAAACGATAGGCGTAGGCATGCTGGTAGGTGATTTGTCGAAGTTCTTTCCAGCGTGTATCTGCTTGTTGTAGGATAGTGGGATCAATAGAAGCAAGTAAGGTAGGATTCGCTTCGGCGGCAGCCATGATGGCTTTGATGAAATTATTGACCATCGCAGGAGTATGAATAAGGTGTTTACGAAGAATAACAACAGAATAATTGGGATGGCTATAGAGAAAAGACAAGGATCGTTGTTCAAACGGAAAGAGAGCAAGCCATCGTTCCACTTGAGATTGATAGGCTTTATAGGTAGAGGGTTTGAGATGGGTATGTTCGAAGAAGTTCATGATTTATCTACCATAAACATCGTTTAGATGAGATCAATTTTAGTATAATTAAGATAAACTGTATTTGATACTATTAGCACCCCCATTACCTACCGCAACCCATCGATCTCCGTAGAAATAAACATCATTACCAGAAGATACGAAACGATTAGAGCCTGCGGCATTCCATGAATATCTATTATTTTCGAGAAGAACGGTAACGACGTGTATTCTTGTTTCGTCGTGTCTTCTTATGACGACCTCCAGATGAGTTTGATTGTACCACGCCTTTATGCATGGGGTCATTGGATGCAGCATATGATGCGGCCTTGATAGCAGATTTATTTTCTTCCCATGTTTCTGCTGTAGCTTTCAATGCCATATGAAGATCAACTTCATTAGTGAATAATTCAGGTGATTCAACAATGTAAACTACCTCTTTATTACCAAATAACTGTTGTAAAACCAAAATTGGTTGAGGAACTTTAAATGTATTCTTATAAATCTCGACCTGTCTGACAGATAGTCTTGCCATATTAAAAACAACATTCTTGAGTTTATCTTGTAATCCAACAAAAGGCATAGCCGATGTCATTAGATTTTTGTACTTTTGATAAGTGATACCATACCACTTATCATCGCTTGGTTTACCAAGAGTTTGTACCTCTTCCGAGTTACTATCATAAGCATATACAACGGCGTCCATATATTTAAAACATAGATTTTATTCCGGCTCCGAATGGGTATTATATTGCCATTCGGAGCCGGACTATGAATAATGCGGGTGGATCAAAAAATCCAGGGGGATGAATGTGGAGAAATGGAATGTAAGGTATGTTTGTTGTCAGTATTAGAAATATTTACCAGATATTATGGGCGTTAATAGAAGAATATAAGAGAAAGTATGGTCAAGCAATGAGAATATATAATGTGGAGAAGCGAGTAAAGGGAGAGGTGTATGTACGTGTGGAGGTGGGATTGTATGGTGGTAGTATAAGTAAGA